ACTGGACTAACCAAGAAAGATATAACAGCAATAGAACCAGCGATAGTCCACATTTTCTTTTCCATCGTTCTAAGACGATCATCAACTTTTCTGATATCTCTCTCACAACCTTTTTTGATTTCATCTGTCTTACGGGTTACTTCTCTGTGAACACTATCTACTTTCTCGAATAACACTGCATCAATCCTATCCTGTTTGTCTAACTTCTCATTGTGCACAGCAAGAAGTTGCCCCATCTTTACAGAATTTTCCTGCAAGGTTGAGACAACTTTTTCTAATCTTTCTAATATAGCAGAGTTTACATCCATCGTTTTCTAGAACCGTGCCCTCCAGTGGCATACCTTTTCTTAGGTTTTTTATTCATCGGTTTATCATATCCTGCTACTGGTCCTTTAGGATCAGACCCACCACTGAAACCACCACTAGCACCAACAGCATTAGCTACCATCTCTTCTGTAAATTGGTGGAAGGTTTTCATAATTGACGCAGTTGTGTTAAACAGAATTCATCATTCTTAATCCTATTTAGATCCGTAGAAGGAAATTCGGCAACTCTACCAAGGTAAGTTAGGAAACTCTTAGTGCATGACCACAAATCTTTATCTAATTTAAAGTAAAGAAGTGGCACACCAGCGTCACCAAACACATTAAAAAGAACAATGAAATGATTGAGGATAAGATGAGTCCTCAACTCTCCAGTGTTCCTGTACCTTTTTAACAATCGTTTAATATATTTAATTCGCTTTAAATCATCATAGAAATCATCCTCAGTCACTGCCTGTGGATTATCATAATTTTTTATAGCAAATAATAGATAATTGTTGTCATTCAATTCGTCAAATCGCATGTCATGAAGATTTATTCGTCAGTTGGGTATGGCAAACTTCCAGTTGTGATACCACTCATTGCTACGAGTGTTTCTTTTTTAACTCTAAGAGCACCATGCATATCTATATATGTGGTTACACCGACCCAACCAGCATGGTCAAGGTCATATGCAGTGCCACCATGATCTGCTGTAGCAGTACCATATACTAGTGAATCAGCATCTGATCTACCTTCTTGGTATACACTGTCTAGTACTGAACTCTTAGGTAGTTCAGTTACATAGTACGAAGTTGCTGCAATACTTGTTGCACTTAATCCATCTGTTGTATCGATGGTTAACACTCGGTCGCTAGTAATACCTGTGATTACTGCTGCACCGTAGTGAGTTCCGACACCGCCTCTAGCACCAACTCGAATTACCTGTCCAACTGATACATCAGTCGAGAAAGTTGTACCAGTACCAGTTACAGTAGTACCGCTTACTGCGATAGTACCGAATGTCGTAATATTATCATTAGAACCCCAGAGAGCCATGTCTTTTACCCAAAGTACGATTTATTTCTAAGATTATTTATAATCTCAAGAACCTAGTAGTGCTTTCTCTAGTGCTTCAACTAGTTGATCATCTACTTTGTTGCCTGATTTAGCAGCAGCTTTTTTAAGAAGTCCAATGACAAACTCTTTAAGTTTTGTCTCTAGATCTTCGGGAATTTTATCTACCGCTTTATTAATAACATTGATAGCGATAGGGAGTAAAAATTTAGTCATGATTATTTGCAAATGCTATTATATATAGGCAACTTTAATCTGATTTAAACTTACCACCTTTATAGTATCCCCATTTGCCACCCTTAGTTGCTCTGACACCCTTCTTTCTCCTATCTTTAGCACTCATAGCACTAGACATAAAGTCCTTAAATTTTTTCTTCTTTGCTGCAGCATGTCTATCTTGTGCCTTCTTAAGTATTTCATTTTTTAGATCAGTTGTTTCCTTGTGGGTCTCACCCTTCATAAGATTACCATCCTTCATGACATGGTGACCCTTGGGTATAGGTTTACACTTCTGTTCGTCACGACAAAAATACTCTCCTTTACCACAAGCAGTACCTTCTTTTGTGACACCTGCCTTTGATCTTTGTTTTTCTGCCATAGATTTAACAATCATTTTTAAAATTGCTCTTTTACCATAGGGATTGCTTTTTCTTCCAAGAGGAACTTTCTTATCTACCTTAGCTGCTATCTCATTTATCATGATCCAAGTCCTCCACTCCCATACCTTGCTTTTACATTTACATAATCCTGTGTGCTTTTATATCCTGCCTTCTTTGCCTTGTCTGCTAATGCTCTCTTAGATTTTAAAGCATTAATTTTTCTATCTAATCCTACATTCTTATCATTAGTCTTAGCACCCTTTACTTTCTTCTGTTGACCTACTGGTTTACCAGTCTCTTTACGGATCTTACTTCTAACAAAGTTAAGTGCCTTATCTTTACTACCACCTTTTTGAACTGGACTACCTGCTCTCTTGTTTAAAGAACCAGTATTCTTTCCAGTCTCTTTGGCATAACGATTCAATTCTGATATAGGATCAGGAAGCATAAGATCTGTGACCTCATATGCCTCGTCACTACCTGCTTTTAAAAGATATAATTTATCAGTGTCCTCAATCGTTAAAGTTTTTTTTTTAAATCCTCGTCTTCCTTCACACAGTTAGGAACTTCTTTACCACCTTTCTTCTTTGTACCCTTTGCCTTGTAACCATCCCAACAAGTAGATGCTCCAACATTTTTACGAGCCTGCTTCATACCTTCACCAAATACTTTAGCAATGCCCTGCTCTTTCATATGATCAGCAGCCTTATATAAAGGTTTGCCATCAATCTTACTCTTCATACCTTTCTTATAATTCTGATAGGCAGGAGTATTACCTTTCTTGTCAGCATTAGTTACAGTATATGCTTCGCTCCTAGTATCTTTACCATCAGCTTTGCCACCTTTCTTTCTTTGGATAGCATTGTGGACTACACCTGCATGTTCTTTAGAACCACTCTCTACTTTACCATCACCATCATAATCTTTCTTTGCTTTTTTCTCTTCAAGATATTTGTTACTATACCTATCATAGATCATACCAACGATAGAACCTTCCTTCATCTCAGGATTGATCTCAATTTTATTCTTAACACTCTTTTCTACAATCTCTGTTTGTTTTTCATCAGAGGTAGTTGCCTTCTCTGATTTGTGCATCTTAACTGCAACTTTTTCTTCCAACTCTTTATTGAGTCGTTCCTTTATTTCTCTCTCCTCTTCAAGTCTACTTGCAAGTTCCTCTTTACGAGAAGGTTGTGCCTCCTCAACAGTCTCTTCCTCCATGCCAATGAAGGCATTTTTCATACTCTTTAGTAAGATCTGTTCCGCAGACTCTGTAATAAAATTTGCCATTGAACCTTGTGCAGCACTTATTGTCTATTCTTATTTATAAATGACTTAACCTTCTCCATTGGAGTGAGTGCCTGAACATACTCACGATACGAATCTGTACCCACTTCTCTCTTGCTTGCTTCAACACCTGAAGGTGGTTTTGCTTCCATGATATCATTGATCCAACTCTTAAACATAATATTATCTTCACTCACTGCTATGACATAGTTTGTACCCTTCCTAAGTACACGACCAACTAGTCCAGTGTTAAGATTTTCTACCAGTGTTCCAATATTAAATATGTTACCCAAAACAAAATGTTCTCTTAGACTTTTAAAGTCTAACTTAGGAGCAATCCTCCATATCTCTAGTCCTTCTTTAGCAGCAACTACCTTTTTACCTATAGATTTCTGTACTGTATTAAATAAATCTTGTGCTACTTTTCCTTTTGCTGCTTTAGGAAGACCTTTTTTAAATGCTTCAAAGTCTCCATCTGCTGCTAGAGCTCGAAGTTTGGAAGCAGACATACCCTCTGTCCCCTCAGCATCGGGATCCCTGTCTCCTGCTGAAATGACATTAATCGCATCAAAATTATAGAGTTCCCCGTTGTATTTGTTTGCGAGCCCCTCAAACTCTTTCTGTCTGTCAGAGCCAACCACGAGATTAATGGTTTTGTATCCTTGTGTATCGGCATTTTTTAAAGCATCAATAATTGTACGAATAGATTGATCATATACTATGTTACTACTATGATCTGGAAATAACTTTTTCATGAAAAGAACTTTATCTTCTGCACCTATTGGATTCTTTTCATTATCCTGTGAGTGTGATGGGTATATTGTATACTCACCATCTTCAGCAGTGTCTTTTATTTTAGCTAGAAGTTTCTCGTGACCAGTTGTCGGTGGGTTAAACCTACCAAAACCAAGAGTAAGCGTTCCTCTTGTTTTTTCCACTTCAGATTGTTCCTCGTCAGAGGACACTTCTTCAGGTGCTGAACCCTGAGCAGGTGGCGGTGATACTTCTGGTACAGTGCCCCTTGCTGCAGAACCTGGCCTTGTAGGATCAGTTTCTTGTGCTGGTTTTCTTCCACTATTAAATACTAATTCTCCGTCAACGGTGCGTCCGACTATACGACCGTTTGTGTCTACCCATGAGCCATGACCGTCACCCTCCAACCCAAGTTTCTTGGCCTGTTTGGCAGCGTTAGATGCAGCTTCAGTTATAAATTTTGTAAAAGACTTCATGTACTCAAAATACTCTACGAGTAGAACCCTTGATGGTATTTATATTAAAAGCAAGAGTGATTCTATGTTCTGTGGTTTCCTGTGCTAATACCATATGCCTCAACCATGATGGGAATATGATAATATCACCCTCGTTTATATCTGGAAACCAATGATGACTAGAAAATTCAGGTTGTTCTTCTAGATCCAAGTCCTTATACTGGTAAGAATATAAAGGATATAAAGGATTAACAAATCGAGTTGACTTGTGTATATCAGGATTGAATTTAACAAAATGACAACCAGAATAAAATCCTGGTAGATGGTCATGTTCCTCTTGATTCTCTCCACCAGTATAATAATTCAACCACGATTCATATATGTTACATCTACCATCTGGTCTTCCTATATCTTGAGAAAATTGTTTTAAGATGTCATCATAGAAATGTTTATACTCATTCTTTTTACAGTTTGAAAACTCTGTTCTTACTGTGCACTCCCATCCATCAGGAGGTTGGTTAACAGGTAAAGATCCAAACTCACCAAATTTTTTCTTTGCAATATTCTGTAACTCAGTGGGATCCAAATAGTACCTAAACATAGGAACCCCAAAAATCATTTCATGTTTCATTAATATATTTTTAAGAAAGGACCATTCTTAGATGAGAATTCTTTTTTAGCACCATAATATAAACATCTACACCACTCCTTCATCTTCTTCTTCGATTTAATTTTTGTCCATATATCTGCCCATTCCATTGCGATTAGTTTTGAAGAGAATCTACCTGCAGAACTCCTATCCATTTGATCTTCTTCATAACTAATAGCAAAATCTAATACATTTTCAAATCCTTTTTGTATTAAAGTTCCTCCCTGATATACTGCAACCTCACCAAAATCTATATTTTCATTCTTTAATCTGTTGTATAATGATATCCAATACTGTTTGTCACTATCACTCCACATACCTACAGGTGGAATATGAGGATGCTTTGATGGTGATATAGGTCTAGACATATTCAATCCAGTTAAAAAAGTATCCATAGCTGTGCTAGAAACTTTACCTAGTTTAGCACCAGCATCTGCACCTTTAGGTGTTAAATCTGTCTGAACAACATTTCTTGGTTGTGAATACTGAAAATTTCTAGACTGTCCATGTATACTACCCTTCTCAGTTTTCATATCAAATGCTAATTCACCAGTATCAAATAGATAATCATTCTTTTTACCTAGAGTAAGATCACATTTTATAGAACCTTCTATTAGATTAATATCAATTCTGGCCTTGGTGTCTGCCATATTAGATGTTTCGGCATTAGCAGACAATTTAGTTTTTTTAATCGCTTTGAGTGATACACCTATCAAAACTTTATCTCTTAGTGTCTCTCTCATGTAAGCATTAAGCAATTCTAGTCTAGCATCTTTACTCATCCCCTCAATATTTGTTAGTTCACGAATAGTTCCCTCTACTACCTTCTTCATATTAGTCTTAACCATCACAATATCCATAGGATTCCACCTATCTTTAACACTAACACCACAATCTTTTGTTGCTATACCTTCAATATAGGGCATGATACCACTGTCCCTAGAGTATTGATATCCTTTATTACCTTTAAGAAATCCTTTGAGTGCAGTAACTTGTTTTCTATATGTACTCTTCCACTCTGGTGTATAGCCACCATAAATCTTTACCATTTCAGAGTCAGTAGGTTCTTTTCCTTTCTCTAAGAATGATTCAAACCAATATCTAGACCCATTTTCCTGTTGTGCGGTCTCAATAGCATTCGTTGCCATACAAAAAAAGAGGGATGTTCTCCCTCTTATTTAGATTAAATATCGTCAATACGACGATTTTCTGAGAAGTACGAACTAAATTGTCCTTCTGGATATCTAGCAGATAACTTATCAATGTTCTGTCCAATAACATCATCAAGAGATACATCTAATGCTATACATGCTTGTGCAACATACCATAGTACATCACCAAGTTCAACCTTGAGATGATTAATATTTGCTGCATCATAAGGTTTACCTTGAAAGGCAATCTTCTTAACGATCTCTAAGAACTCACCACTCTCGGCAGAAAGACCAACAGCAGCAGTCAACAAACGCTCCAATTTACATCCCTGTGCCTGTAGTTCTGCAGTACGAGCAATAAATGCTGACCCATTCTTAGAAGGTTCACTGGTTACAGCATCAACAAAGTTAGTATACTCTGTCCACTTAGCATTAGGTACTGATTTTGTATCTTTATCAGCAGTAATTACCACATTACTATCATCTAGAATTGGTGCTTGACTCTTAGGTTGAGGTGTCGCATTGTTTGGGTTTGCAACACTACCAAGTTGTGCTTCAGTTGGATTGTCTGGGTCATCTCTCCAACCTTCTGTACCTGCATCACCAGGTTCTGCATCCCAGAACTCTTTAAGACGCTTTGGTCTTTTAAGTTGTGGTGTAGGTTTCTGCGGATCTGGTGTAGCGTCTGCAATAGCACTTGAAAATGTAGGCATGATTTTAAATTGTTTTTGTGTTTTCTGGGTGAAAGTTCAGCACTTTATTTAGATGAAGAAACTCCCAAGCATACGATACAGAATCTAAATGTTGGTCTTCAAAATCTAGATCTTTTTCTGATAGATCTAAGAAACCTGCTATGGTAACTCTTTGATCATCTTTAAACCATTCAGGTTGTATGTATGGATTGTGAAAAAAATGTGTTGGATATGCAGTAAAACTATTATAACACATTTTGTGAATAGTTTCAAGTCTATAAGGACCATAGTCATCAATTTGGAACCATTTACTATTGTTCTTGAATGATCTATGCATATCATTTTTGAAATTTTGCTCATCAGATTCATCATTCCAACTAAAATCTAGTCTACTTTTCTTATTATTCATAGACCAAAATCCAGTTTTAATATGCTCACCCTTAGTAATGTTTATATTATATGCTATCATTGCAGTTTGGTCAAACTCCTTTGACATAGTATCTGTATGAGGGAAAGCAGAATCAATAGTCTTCAATGCCATATCAGATTGAAAACAATTACCATTAGTAGAAATGATACCCATCCTGTTTACACCTAGCAACGATGCTATTGGTCTTACTAAAGGTAATGTAAAGAACTCACAAATTTCTGGATGAATAAAAAGAGAAGTTCCTGGCCTGATAATCTCATTCATATTATTACATCCAGCAGACCACCACTGTCCTTCATCAAAAAACTTACGAACTAGGTCAGGATATTTAAAATAATCTTGAGTGCTAAGGACAGGTATATCTTTATCCCTACCAAGATGTAAGAATTCAAACTTAAGATTGTTGAGGACAGATATCTTTGCCCACCTATCATTGACTGATTCTATCATGCAAAATTAATCTCAGACAACTTTTCTTTCATTTTTTGAAATTTCTCTTTAGGGTTACTCTCCTCTATTTGTCCACTATCTATCAACTCTCCTCCTTTATCTTGCTCTACATCATACAATCTCATCTTAGCACGGTCAATACCTACAACAAATCTCTTGTTGATAGTGGGATCATTGAATCTATTTTTCAATTGCTTAACCATAATTTGATTTATACCCTCTAATTCTTCAGTACTGATGAGTGCAAACATCAAATCAGCAGTAGCAGGTAGACCAAAGGATTCACTGGTATCAGTAATATCTACATCACTATTACCATAACCACTACGAGTAGTCTGTGTAGCAGATACTATAGGTAGATCAAATTCTACTGCTAATCCACGAAGTTCTTCTGCAATACTCTTAACTAAAGTATATGAATTAGCATTAGATCCTGCACGAATACGAGATGATGCACATATATTGAGATAATCTACGAATATGATGTCTGGTCTAAAGGATTTTTTCAATGTAAGTTCATTGAGCAACGCTTTAAAATGACCTGAGTGTGCTGATGCAGTAGGATATTCTTTAATAATAAGAGTACCTTGAGTCTTCTTTGCAAGATTAGTAACTTTATTCTCAAATATAACACGAGGAAGCTCAGCAATATCTTTTATATTAACATCCAATAAATTAGCATCAATACGCTCTGCAATTCTCTCTTCTGCCATCTCAAGAGTGATATACAGAACATTCTTACCTTGTAGTAAGGTAGATGCTGCCATATGACACATGAATAATGATTTACCTACACCAGTTCCTGCCAGTGCTACATTCAATGTCTTGTTAGGAACCCCACCTTTGGTAATACGATTAAAAAATTCTAGATCAAATGGGATCTTTTCTTCTTTTCTATGATATGATTCATATCTTTGTTCAAAATCTTCAAGATAATCGTGTCCAACATGTCGATCAAAAGATACTGCTAGTGCCTCAGACAATATACTAGGGATAGCATCTCTACCTTTCTTTTCATCTTGTCCATCAGCAATCCTAATAGAATTCATCAGTGCAATATAGATTGCACGATCTCTACACCATTTTTCAGTGGCATCTAACAACCATTGATTATTAATATCTTTGTCTTCTAGTGTAGGTATTACTTCAGATGCATTTTTAAACTCTGTTTCATTTAAATCTTCCCTATTTTGTAGTTCAATAGAGAGAATATCCAGAGTAATTCTCTTATTATATACTGTAATAAAATTTATAATCTCTTCACATATAACTTTCTCAGAACTATCATCAAAATATTCTAAGTCAATAAATGGAATTACCTTTCTTGCATACTCATCATCATGAATAAGATTTGATAGAATAGTGCGTTCAAGTTTTTCCATAATTGCAAACAAAAGATATGCTTACTCTCCTTTGATCTTTTACAAAGGGAGTGACCGCATGAATAATATAAGAGGGGAAGAGAATCAACAGTCCAGATACAGGATAGGTATAATATGTATCGAATGTATATGGACTAGGGTTGTTAGTATCTTTTACTAAAGCATTTTTTTGACTATAAGATGGGTCATAGAATACTAAAGATCCACCATGCATCCCATCCCATGAACCTGGTTTGAGAATTGCTTGTGGATCATAATTGAAATAACAATGATTATCCTTTGCAACATATTCTACTGGATAATATACTCCAGTCAATGCTGCATTGCCATGTGCATGTCCTATGTTACAATCTCCTGTTCCATTGATGTTTGCCCATAATCTTTTACAGGTAAGACCACCAACATAACCGTGTTGTTCACAGTAACGATTAGCACATGATTCTATTATAGCACGAAGTTTTTCAAAACTAGAATAATCATTTTCTAAATTAGATTTACTATGCCAACCTCCCATGTTACTACGAACTTGTCCTTTAGTATCACGCTGATTTTCATTAAGAATATCAGTAACTAAAGAGATATTCATCTCATGGTTATCTTCACCATAATTAAAAATGGAGATTGGTATAGGAAATAATGGTAGACTACGAGAGTCCATAACTGAATTCTTTTTGTGCAATCTCATCTAGAGCTTGCATGACTTCAGCAGTAAAATATTTCTCAGGATTCTTATATACTTCTTTAGCGTAAACTTTTTTACCATTCAACTCATAACGACCAGCAACATTTTTCCATAGACCACCTATCTCTCCTAAGTCTAAGAGACCGTAATACTTATCCAGTCCACGGTCATCATAGTAAAGACGAACAGTGACATCTTTATTCTCTTTGCTTAGACGAGACTTTGCTGTCTTAGCTTTGATAAGATTTCCGATGACATCTTTACCGTCTTTCTCTTTCTTTTTCGTGAGGTAAATGATCGTACTAGAAGCGTACTTAAGACCACTACCGCCCCCCATCTCTTTAGTTGGTACATAGGCTCCAATAACATCATAAGTGTGGTTAGTAACTATCATTGGTATGTTAGCCTGCCCTAACTTCAAAGTCAACATTCTGAATGCACCCTTAACCAATTGTGATTTGGTCATGTCTCGGACTTGTTTGTCCTCTAATGCATCATTAATTTCTTTTTCAGTGGACAGCATACCAAGAGAGTCTAACACAAACATACAGGGTTTGCGATCCTGTATCTTGGTCTTAAGATATATATCCACTACCTTAAGTGCCTTGGTTCTAAACTGTTCAATAGTTACTACATTGAATACTACAAAACGAGATGTGTCAATTCCTCTATCTTCGAGGAGAGACTTTGTGATAGCGGATTCGGTATCAAAATATAGGCAGTAAGCGTTAGGATCATTATCAAGAAAATTCTTGACAACAGCGAGAGAGAAGAAAGTTTTTCCAGTACTACTTTCGCCAGCAATAGCAGTAATCTTGTTGCTAGATACACCACCAAATATGCTACCTGATACGAGTCCGTTAAAAATGAACGAACCTGTATCAACATATTCTTCACTCTCGTCAATATCGGATGCGAGTTTGGTGTAGTCATCCCCTATCTCCTTAACGATGTCCTTCAAAAAATCCATAATTAATCGTGTCTATGTTTTGTTTTTGGTGAATGTCCATGTGCTATTCCTAGCTCATGCATCTTAGAATGCTCATCGATCTCATCTCTGAGTCCTTCTTTACCTGAACCAAAGGTCATGTATATACCATAGCACATTAATGCTACGGTGAATAGTCCTAAAAATACTGCAAAGGCAGGACCAGGTGCTAAGTTAAAGTGATTGATTAATGGTGTTTTACATTCTGTCCAAGTACCAGGTAGGTGATACACTGGTGGGCAAGATAAGAAAATCATAGTGACTCTTTAAGTAATTGTTTACCAGATTCTTGTCTGGTTTCTTTTACCAATTTAAGTTTCTGGTAAAGAGCAGTATCACCACCTAAGGTGAGTGATCTGACGATAGTATCAAGTTCATTGTCGTTAATAGGTAATTCCATTTAGGTAAAGAAAGAGTCTAGTGTTGCAATTTTTTCCACCTTCCATCCAATAGAGTCCAATATAGTTCTAAGAGGTTCAAGGAAACTCTTATCGAATTGTAAATCGTGATCGATATATCTATCAATCCCTAACTCTTTGGGGAAGTCTTGAATAAAAGAGATAACATTTTCATGTATCTTGTTTGGTTTTTTTAGGTAGCAGAATTTGATCTTCTCACCATTACTAATCAACGAATACTTATTCGTCAACTTATTCTCCTTGATATAGTGATTAAAGAGCAACGCACCCCGAACATGTATCGGTGTACCTTTACTATAAATCATGCTTGCCGATTTATATTTAGTGACATCAGAAACTGATCTAGGGAATGCAATCTCCTCAGGTGGGAGATTCCTGAATTTCTTACGACTAGCAGCAATGAAATCAATAACTTCATCCTCTGTACCATTCATCATAAGTTTCAAAGCATCCTTAATCATTGCTCTGCATGGTGCAGGAGTTGATGATTTGACTGCTTCAATACCCATCATCTTCAACTTAGGTTCGTTGTATTGAACTCCTTCACTGTTCCATACATTTAGAATGTATCTCTTCTTAGCAGTCCATATACCCCTCTCTGCGATGTTCTCTCTCTTCATGAACATCTTTTGATCATAAGCATTAACATAGTCTGCTAATTCTTTGTAGGACTCATCGATGAAGGGTTCAAATTTCTCCTCACAAATCGTATCAAGAAACGAGACAATCTTTTCAGGATCTCTTTTCTTATCCTTAAAGATAATATCCACCAAAGGACCAAGGTTAAGGTAAATACTATCAGTGTCACTAGCAATAACATAATCAGTACCCTCCGTTTTGAGAACCTTATTTAAATAATTATTCATCTTGTTCTCTATCCATCTGATACTAACCTGACCTGATAGAGTAATAGCTTCTGCATTTGCTAGTTTATAATACCTGAAGTACTGATTGCCGATAGCACCATAAGCAGAGTTAAGAGATATCTTCTTCGCCATTTGTATGTTGTTGCACCTTGCAATTTCTTTAACAAGATCTTGCGTTGGTGTCTTCTCGTATTTCTTCTTGGCATCGATCATCCTCCTCTTAAAAATAACACGCTCGTTATACATCTTCTCCATGAGTTCGGGAAGAAAACCACGAATGTCTTTACGGTACTGTGCTCCATTAGCACATGTTGCATACTCCTTGCTGATCTCAGTCTCTTGATTTAGAAACCTTTCAACGCTTGAACTGGGACATCTAGCCTCCCTGAGGGTTTCTGGTGAGATATTGTACTGCATAATAAGATGAGGGTACAAGCTATTAAGGTCAAAACTGACCACCCAATCATACTTTCCTGGAATCGGTTCCTTGACATAAGCTCCTGCGTACTTTTCATCCTTATCGGATCTCTCCTTAGGTGGGATGACGATGTTCCGCTTTTTAAGATAGTTGTATATGATGTTGTCCCACATTCGGACTTGATAGAACACATCAGAGTAATTAACTTTAGCATCATATGCCATAGTCAATGCTAACTGAATCAGTCCCATCTTATCCTCAAGACGGTCAACAAGTTCCACATCGATTATATTATATTCTACAAATTTTTGCCACCCATTTGTGTAGAAATCCTTAAAGGTATCAAACTCTGAGTGATCAAGTTTCTTTTGTCCCAGTTCAACACTTGCAATATAATCCAACCTATAAGACTCCTGTGCCTTATATGTAAACTTCTTATAGAGATCAAGATAATCTAACTGTGTTATACCACCAATATCGTAGGTGTTATATCTACGACCTTTGATATAAATTTCTCTTTGTGATACTAAACCCCAAGGTGATAACCTACGAGTTAACTTCTCACCAACAATCCTATCAAGTCTTTTAGTAAGGTATGGTATATCAAACAGTTGAATGTTCCATCCAGTCACAATGTCTGGAGTGTTGGTCATCCACCAATTAATAAAATCATTCAATAAATCATATTCATTATTGAACTGCCTATAAACAACATTATCTTTCTTGTTCTTAAATGAACCTACACCCCATGTGATAATATCTTTTGTATTATAATTCTGCATTGATATTAGTAGAATCTCTTGATCAGCAGATTCTACATCGGGGAATCCATTCTCCGATCTGGTTTCAATATCAATTGTGTACAAACGAATTTTACTGATATCAAACTTGATCTCATCCTCAGGATAAGTATCAGAAATATATTGATAGATGAATCTATCTTGCCCATAGACATCAAAGTTTTCTACAAACTCATATCTCTTTACAAAATCTCGTGACTCTCTTACAGTACCAGGTTTAATCTTCTCAACATACTCTCCTTCTAGGGTTTGGTACTTTGTTTTTTTCTTTGCAGATACAAACAAAGTAGGAGAGTATTTCTCACGGAACTGGAAATACTCTCCTCTGTCATAACCACGAACGAGGAAGTGATCCCCGATCATAACTACATTAGTATAAAACTTCATTCAATAACCTTTTCGTATGCCTCTAGCAATTCTTTTGCAGGGTCTAACAAAGTAAGTATAGCATCTGATGATATCATACACTTATTATCTGTTGTTAAATTCTGACCTGGCCACCTATGCAATCTTTCTTTCCAATCACCTTCACCAACAAACTCAACAGGATCTGTTAGTTCACAATCGGGTTCACCAATTTCAGCACCAACTTCTCTGATCTTTGAGATCAATACTTTTTTGTCATATTTTAAAACAAGAATCTTAACCATTAGTCTCTCCTCCCATTAGTTAGATCTTCATACATTTTTCTGAGATCACCCATAGGTTCACATACAACAGAAACTGTAGAGGGGTTCAAGATGTATGTATCATCCTCAGATATCTCTAACCAAGTTCTAAGACCAATCTTTTTAACCTCACCACCTGCTGTATTATTTTCCTCTTTGAGTTTTAATTCTGTAGTGTAAATAATTTCAAAAGGTCTGATAACTAAGTACTGACGAATATCACCATCAGTTACTTCTTTGATGTCAGCAAGGATCTGTGTTCCATCGTTTAACACAGCAATTTTAATTGACATTTCTTTATAACAAAAATTTTGGGGTGGGAGGTTGGGTTCCTGTGTACCAACAATAGATGGGCATTTCTACAGTTAGAAAATCATCTATGCCTGAGACCCGACTGGTAAGTCGATTCTGCTCTCGCAGCAGCACCACCTGTGTCTCATCACCTTAACCAGCTATATGCC